GCTCTTGAGCTCCTTGAAGTCCTTCGGCTTGAGCTTCTTCCCAACCGCCTCCAGGGCCTTGGCGGCAATGTCCGCCTTACCTCCCTTGACGAGATCGGCCAGGGACTTATCGAGGGAGTCGATGTCGCCTTTCGCGGTCTTGACCTGCGTCGAGTCCGTTCCCAGGAACTTGGCCCAGCCCTGGAGGAACCCGTCAAAACCCTTGGGGTTAAGACGCGAGAGGCTCTCACTGAGCCCGTCAAAGTTCGTGCCCCAAGCCTTCACCGACTCGCCGGTGTTCTTCCCTGTCTCGGCCAGTCCCTTGAGGGACGTCGTCACCTTGTTGACGTCAGGCGGCGTCTTGTCCCCCATCGAAGACAGCATCCCGAGAGCAACGACGATGGCGCCGACGCCTGTGGTGATGAGGGCGGCACGCGCGCCGATGCTCAGAGACATGAACGCCGCCCGCAGACCCGCCAGCCCGCCACCCGCAGCAGCCGACGCCGCAGTCAGCCCCGCGATAGCCGCCCGGAGGGACGTGATGCCCTCCGCTGCCACACCGATGCCCGCACCCGCCAACTTGATCAACTTGAACGCGGCGTACACCTGCATCAGGTTGCCGACCAGCGACGGAGGCACCGCAGCGACCAGCTTCGCGAACGCGTTGACCAACGACAGCATCCCCGGGCCCGCCTGCGACGCGCCCTGCAACAAGTTGGAAACAGCCTTCGCTACGTTCGTCAGCAACTCCTTGACCGCCGGCCCCTGCGCCTTGGCGTAGGCGAAGAACGACGCGATCGGCCCGGACGACTTCCCCTCGGACAGGACCCGTGCAAAGTGGATCGCGCCATCGACGGCGTTCTTCAGACTGCTGTTCGCGAAATCGCTGACCTTCGTCGACAGGGAATCGAACCCGCTGGTGTTGATCGCACCCCCAGCAACCTTCACCAGCCGATCCAGCTGGCCAGCCGCACCCTGCGCCATCGGCGTCAGCTTCGGAATCAGCGCGCCAAGCACCGCGAACCCGTGCTCTACCGGCTGCATCGTGAACCGCGCGCTGCTGTCGGAGAACGCCTTGAACTTGTCCCCCAGCACCCCATACGCGGCCGCCGCGCGCTGCGTCGCCTGCGGCATCCCGCCCAGCACCTGCGCCGCCTGCTGCTGCGCCGTGACGGCCTGCTTCGACCCGGCCCCGTACTTCGTTACCGCAGCCGTGTACTTGTCCTGTGCCTGCGCCGCGTCCTTCAGATTCCCGATCTGCGGGATGACGGCCGCGCCGAACGCCGCGACTGCCAGCCCGGCCGCGCCAGCATGCACCGCGATCGGCCCCAATGCGGCAGCCACCGGGACTGCGGCCGGCGCCAGCGACAGCATCGTCGCCCGCAGATCCTTGAACGCGCCCCCTCCGTCCTTCGCTGACCGGGCGAGGCCGTCGACGCGCCGGGTGACAGCGGTGATCCCGGGGCCGGTTGCGTCGTTGACGCGGACTGTGATGGTCACGTCATCGGCCATCAGGGATCACCTCCACCGTCGTCGTCGGGTGTGTTGGGGGTTCCGGCTTTCTCGATTGCCACGAGGCGCAGGAGTTCGGTGTCTTCCTGCATGAGGGTGTCGAGGGTGTAGCCGGGGAAGCGTTCGAGGAGCCCGAGCAGGAGTCGGGCTCGTCTTAGCTCGCGAGGGGCTCGGACAGGGGTTCCATCGGAATCGACGGCGCCGGGGACGGTTCGCCAGAGGTCGAGCTCTCGGGCAAAGGGTCGGCGTTGTGGACCCCCGTGAGGGTCTTGATCCATGCGTTGTTCATGGCCACGACCAGGTCGTGGTCCACCGACAGGATGCCCTCCTCGGTGGGCGGGACCGGTTCCCCGGTGTCCTCGTTTTCGAGGTTCCAGCTCACGAGGTGACTGATGAAGTTCTTCAGGGAGCCGGCGTCCCCGTCTCCGTCGCCGCCGTCGAGGCCGGTTGCCTCCATGTACTCGCCGAGGGACATGCCGCGCACCCTGGCCTCGGCACCGTGGTGTTCGTGGCCCGGGGCGAAGGCGATGGTGTAGGTCTTGACCTTGGTCTTGTAACCCATGTGCGTGTGCCTCTCAAGCCCAGGTCGGAACGGTGCCGTCAGCGAGGACGCCGGGGACCGATGCGGTGAGCTCGCCGCTGTTGGACCGCTGGAGCGGGTAGTCGGTGAAGAGCACTTCGTTCGCCAGCGTCTTGCCAGCGACGGTGAGCGTCGTGGTCCGGGCGACGGAGGTGCTGGGGACGGTCTTGAAAACGTCGTGCGCCTGGTTCGTCGCGAAGTTGGCCACGACGTTGAGCGTGATCGAAAAGTCGGCAAGCAGCAGGAGCCGCTCGATCGCGCTCTTGTCGATGCCCGTGATGTCCTGCACCGCGCGGGGGGTCGCGAACTGAAGGTTCGTGACGTCGTTGATGATCGTGCGGACGACGCCCGCCGCATCGTCCACGGAGCACACGCTCCAGCCGAGGCCACTCGTCTTCGCCATGGTGGGTTATCCCTTCTGCTTCAGGTCGATGAGGTGGCCCTGGTTCTCGGCCATGTCCTCCACCCAGTCCGCTGGGCGCGTGTGCTGCCGCTTCCGGCCAGTCGGGTTGCCCCGGTGGTCGCCATCGCGGACGAGGTAGATCTCCGGGCGGGTGCGGTGCTCCTCAAAGCACCGCTGGTGGGCCTCGAAGCGGAACACGGTCAGCCCGGCGTCCGTCTTCATCTCGCGGAACGTGCGCCGGGACTGGGTGCGGATGTACGCGGCCTGCTGCTGGCCGAGTTCGGTGCGCTCGTCGATGACGGAGTCCCAGCCGTTGAGCCACGCCGGACAGGCAACCTGCTCGCACGCGGCGACGACCGTGGTATCCATCGGCGCGGTGATGGAGTACGTCTGATAGAGGTGCGCCGGCATGTTCGGTTCGATACGCATCAGAAGGTCACCGCCACGTCGTTTCGGTTCACGGCCACCGCGAACGTGCACGAGGTGAATCCGCCGGACGTGGTGGTCACGGCGCGCAGGTAGCGGCGCACCGTCTGGTTCGACGCGGTCGCGATCCGCTGGACGCCGGGCGCGGAGGTGACCGCAGTGAACGTCATCCCCGCGACGTCCGCGAAGGAGACGTTGTCGGCGCTGTCCTGCACCTTGATCGTCACATCGGTGCCGGTGAACGCGAACACCTGGAGATAGCACTGCGCCCCGAACAACGCTTGCCCGTTGAACAGCGGAGAGCTGCCGAGACCGAAGTCCACGCCCGTCCCGTTCGTCGCGGCGACGTCGACGCGCTTGCCCGCGGTGAGGAGATAGCCCCACTCCATGCCGAACCCGTTGGCCTGCATGGACACCGAGAACGGGAAGGAGCCGTCCTGGCCGCGCTGCCCGTCGTAGTTGACCTGCTTCCCGACGATGTTCGCGGCCGGGCTCCCCAGTGTCGTACCGCGGCAGTACATGCTGTGCACGTCCGCCGTCGGCAGCGCCGCCAGCACCGGGTGGGACAGCGTCGGGTTGAACCATGCGGTCGCCTCCAGCCGGCCGTCACGCGCGCCGCCGATCCGCTCCATCGCGCCCTTGTCGATGCCTGTGGTCGTGAGCGGTGATGGGCCGCCGCCGATGTTGCCGATCGCGGTGAAGTCACCGCTGAGGTCGTTGCCCCCGATGTAGAGCGCGTCTCCAAGGCCGCCTGTTTTGGCCACCTATGCCACCTCATTCCAGACGTCGTTCAGGATCAGCGGGATGGTGAGCGTGGCCACCCGGTAAGTCGTCGAGTCGAGGCGCGTGTAGCCGAAGTCCGCGCTGATGGTCGCCCCGTACTCTCCGAGGAGATCCACCTCAGCGACACTGCCGCCCAACTGGAAGTCGCCGCAGTACGCGTTGAACAGCCCGCTCACCGCGCCCGTGACGGCGATGTCGACGTCGCCCTGCGGCTCCGTGTCAGCGGGCATGTACACCCGCCCGTTCAGCTCCAGCCGCACCGACACCGACGCGAGCCCCGACCTGGCCGGGACCGGCCGGACATTCTTCACCCACACCGCGTAGACCAGTCCGCTCCCCGGCGCGGATACAGGCTCGTGGTCGAGGACGTTCCCGAACAGGCCGAGGCCCTGCGCGTGCGACATAACCGCGCTGCGGTACGTGAGCAGGTCGAGGTCCACGGCGATCACATCCGTCCCGTGTACCGGCGCAGGAGCCGCTCACCGATGCCGACCTTGCGCGCGTTGAGCTTGTCCCGAGTGACAATCCAGTGGTCATAGCCGCGGAACTTGGTCACCGGGAAGTTCCTGGAGCCGACACCGGCGAGCCACGGCCCGTACACCACACGGCTGTCGGAGATCTTGTGGCCTTCGATGACCTTGCAGCGGGACTCGTAGTAGCCGGTCGGGTTGCGGAACACGCGGTGCATCTCGCCGCGCAGGATCGACAGGCCCTCTTCGGCGAGGTCGCGCTCCAACCGGTTGACGTACGCGTTCGCGGCGGCGCGGGCCCGCCCGTCGAAGAGGGGGCCGCGGCTGCTGGTGGAGACGTCAAGGAGCATGACTAGACCGCCCTCGTCCGAGCCTTGCGGCCGTGGCTGGTGTAGACGCGGTCGCGGAGATCCTTCAGCCCGCGGCCGCTGGCTTCCCGCTCGTTCTCCCCGGAGCCCGCGGTGCGCGCGTACCCGGAGCGGCCCTGAAGGAGATCCGTGAGGGCCTCCGCGACGCACAGTTGCCGGACGCTTCCGGGCGCATCCCAGCGGTACACGCTCGCCCCGTTGCTGTGAGCGGCCGCCGTCGTACCGAGGGCGCCACGGACCACGGTGAGGACGCGGGGTGCGTAGATCGCTGAGTCGGTGTGTGCGGCGAGGACGGTGCCGTCCCAGGCGCGGGTCACCGTAAGGAGGTTGCCTGCGATGTCGGTGATCAGCATCCGCTCGGAGTCGCGGAGGATGACCTCGCCGACCGCGTACGCGCTCCCGTTCGCTGCTCCGATGGATACGTCGTTGTTGGCCGCGGTCATTGAGTCGCCGAAGCCCTGCCCGGTGTCGAGCTGGGTGCGGCCGGTGACGATCATCCGCTCGTTGTCGACCCGGAGCAGGGAGCCGATACCGAGCGCCGCGGATGCGGGGCCGTCGACAGTGATGGTCGTCGCGCTCGCGGAAGCGATCTGCGCGGCAAGGGTGCCGGCCGCCGTCTCGTCGTTGCGGTAGCCAAACAGGCCCGTCACCACGATGTCCTGCTGGTAGGTGCTGCCCCCGCCGAACGATGCCGGGCCGCCGAGGTTGATCTCGATGCGCGTGTACGGGGGCTCTGCCTTGTCGTCGGCGCGCCGCAGGAGATAGTCCCCGGGGGCGATCGAGGTGCCGCCCGAGGTGAGGGAGGTGACGGAGATGAGTTCGTTCGCGTCGAGGCGCAGGATCCACGGGGTGGCCCCGGTCCGAGGCGGCCAGTCCATCTTGCGGGTGTCCTGCACCGGGTAGAACGTTCGGTGCGTCAGGCCCTCGACGGCCTCGGTCGCGTCGGCCAGCGCGCGATCAATCCTCGCGTTGGACCGTGCGGTTTCCTTCACGTCCAGCTCGGCCTTGATCTC